ATCACTCAAGTTTAAAGGAAAGAAAGTTCTAAGATTCGGTGTCGAATCTAATAGTGTCAGTCAATATCTCGCCATATGAATTTACATAAAACGATAGTTTATTGTCATCTATAATAGCATGACCATAACCATCTTCGTCTATGTGATATTCGTACGGAGAATCATGAATATATAAAACCTTCTTTAGAAGATTGAACGGAACATCGTCATTTCGCAATTTTATCATATTCTGTATTATGTGTAAATTTCAGTAAATGATCTCTACGACACCTAGAAGAAATCCAAGCATTATAATATTTCTCTGGATATAATAAACAGTCTGTTTCAAATTGTATTTTAGATTCGTAATAACTCAATTCTGTGAGAGTATTACAGAATCTTAAAATTTTACGAGAAAAATTATGAGACCCAAGTTTTAAAACATCTGCTTTAAGTTCTTCGGATGACCCATAATAATCTATCCAATCTGAGCTGATTAGAGTTCTGATTTTCTTTTTTCGCTTTTCACCATTCTTTAATTTTATTGTTTTTATAGATGTTTTTTTAAATTGCGTCTTCTTTTTTCCGAAGTACATTCGACCATCTAACAAATTAGATATACAATAAACAAAACCGATGTAAGAGGGATTAATCTCCAACACCGGTTCATCATTAAAAGTCCAAGCAGAGTTACATGTTTCCATGTAACTATTTAATAGATCAGAATGTTATCTCGCAAACTCCGCCAGCGCAGGCCGCGCCTGCCATTGTATCGATGTCGATGTATGTTTGTTTACTAAGTTCTTTCGAGAAATCAATATTCTGCATAGATCTATTGATATTAGCCCACTTGTGCAAGTTATAGCAATCTTTCAAACAGTTAGTCATCTTATCTAGATCATCTGAGAAATAATTCTTAGCGAATTTAGTTGCTCTACGAATCCAGTCGCGTTTTAGCAAGTCTTCGGATTCTTCAGATAATTTTAGTCCTGTTCCTACTAATGTAGCACATGCTAACCATAGATTTTCATTGAAGGCTCGCAGAGCTTCTACAATTAAACCAGAAGCGAACAATGAACCTTCTCCATGTACTTTAGTAATTTCTTCAAATGTTAGCACTTCTGTGAATGGAGCTTGAGCATATGCTTTATCGCCTGCTGCTGACAGTAACGAAACTCCAGCGAACCATTCTCTATTATCGAACAAATATTGTTCTACTTCATCCCAATTATCAACAGTGATGGTGTTGCTGACGTTATGACGAAGTTTTGGATGTACACATAGATCAACGTTAGTTCCGTATTCTACCCAGTACTGTTGAGCTAGTTTTACATATTCTAGCTGTTTGACACCTAGCAGATTAGATTTAAAGCACGAACCATCTAACGTAGATACTGGGAAAGCTACTACAATATCAGTACCATTAGATGACCAGACTGATCTTTCAACCATTTTTGGATTAACTTCTTGAATGTGCTTAGCAACTTCATCATTGACATTCATCTGAACGTGTCTAAAATATCTAGCTGAATGTTCACCATGAATTCCAGAAGCAGTACCAAGCAATACACTAGCATTACCAGATGGTTTAACACAAGTAGTTCTAGCTGCTTGGTTGATACCAATTAGATCTGCAATTTCTTTATTGACTTGCTTAATTAATTCTGCACCTGCAATCATATTAGCTTTATCGAAAAGAACTTCTGGGTTGTTCATCCAACCAGTAATAGAACATCCGATTAGAGCTTCACGATCAGTGATCATCTTTGTAGCACTAGATAGATAATTGAAGTTAGTATAACCTGCTTGAATAGTACCAAGGATAGCAGAAGCTTTGCAAGCTTTTAGAAATGTTTCTCTGTCGATGCATGCTCCACCATTAATTTCAGTCAAATTACAGAATTGAAATCCTGATTCGCCAAATTCAGATTTTGGTAGCATACCAATTTCTACACAATTATGAACTAGCAGACCATTAGCGAAGAAATTATGATTATTCTTTACAGTAATGTCATACACGTCTTCATTTGCGCTTAACTCTATACTTCTAATAGAGATTCTTTTGATTTTCTTATCATTTTCCATGTTATTAATTCCTTGTTATATGTTAAATTTTCTTCTAAATATAAATTTATATCTCTGACTAACAGTATTTCTATAGATGAATCAATTAAATTGTCTGATTTCAATAAATCACATTTGTAAGCGTGATTATCGTAATATCCTTTGATTTCAACTATTTTTTCTAAATTCCAATTAGAATTGTATATATAAAAATCTGGACTGTATTTAGTGTCATCGGATAAATTATAGTATGTTTGTTCTGTTTTCCAATTAACTCCAATTTTATTTAAAAATTTTGCATATATAAATTCCCATGTCGATCTTAACCAAACATAAGAATTAGTAGATTTGTTATAATAAAAGCCTTGCACTCCGCGAGTAGTAGCTTTAGCATAACGTTTTACTATTGAACTATTGAAGCCTTCATTTAAAGAATTTTCTTGTATAGCTTTTTCTTTTCTAAAAGATTTCAAAAAATCATTACATACAGCATACCCTTTTCTATATTCTAAATTTAGTATTTTAAAAAGAGATCTGCAATTGGTATAAGTAACTCCTAATACGTTTCTAGCAACAATCTTTAAACCCCAACCCTTTATAAAATAATATTCATTTATTTCAGATTTTATTTGAGATATGACGTCTTCAGATAATTTTCTTACGTGTTTAGAAAATTTTATATCGGTTGGAGTTAAATTTTTAGTATTACGATTTAAGTTAGGAGATGTTTCTAGAAATTTCATTTTAATCATTGTGCGATTTAAAATCGCACAATGCGCAACGATTACTCTGATAATAAAATATCAGTGTTTAATAAATATTTAGCTTCTACCCATCCACGGTTTTCTGTAAAAATTTTATGATCTGGAGTACATTTCAAAACAGACCCGTCATCTAGATTAAGTTTAATAACATCAGCAGATTTTCTGGTCATAGCTGCATTAGTAATATCATCAAATTCTAGTTTGCCAGAATTAGTGTTGTATGTTAATACCATAGGACATAAATCAGACGTTTCAAATAATTCGACTAAAGCTTTCATAGGAATTTGATATGGTATACCGCGACTTGTGTTTTCCCCATTTTGCAAAATGCCATGATCGCATACGGCAACTAATGTATCTCCGGTTACGCACGGATTGTACATGAATTCTTCTGAATCAGAAAAGATGAATCCGGGTTCTCCGAAATCTTTGACTGACTTCATAATGTTAGCCCACTCATCTCTCTGAAGATCACTTCGTACGATCAAAGCAGAATTATTTGATCGGCCTCGCTGCGGATTTGTTTGAAACCAATCACCAGTTTTAGCAGTAAGCATATCATGATCATCTTTATCAAAGATACAAATAGTTGCTGACCGACGTACGCCACCACTAAGTACAGCATCAGACATATGCATTACTAAATCATAAGCTGTAATAGTATTGATTTTACTGATTGGTTTGTCTGTCAGAAGATTTTCTAGCAGATCTTCGCATTTGATAAGAGCTTTACGTAAACCATCCGGGCCCGGTGCTTTAAATCCACCAGAAATTTTTGATCCCGCTGGGCGAATCTTACTAAAATCATAGTGTACTTGACAACCACGATATTCTGGGTGTGTTGCACCTTCTGTAAAGTAAGAACTCAATAGAACGCCGAACGCATCAGACCAGCCTTCAATCGAATCTGGAACTTGAAATAGTTTAACTTTCTTTTGAGATCGTCTGGCAATATTAGGCAACTTAGCAATGTTCTGTTTACTTACAGAAAACCCAACACCAACTCCGCATAGCATCTGATACATGCATTCATTAAAGAACGCAGGACGATCTACATATGAAACTGAGCAGTTATACATTCTACTTTCATGTTTGAAAATCTGTTCTCCACCGAATTGTAGAGCTCGCTGAGCTCCAAGTACTAATTTCAGTTTGTATGCTTCTGTAGCAAATTCAAATGCCTCTTCTAGCTGAGGTGTCATTTTGTTAACATATTTTTGACGATGCATATTCATTACGCGGTCTACTGAATCTTCCCACGTTTCATAACGATCGTTGGTCTCATCCCAACGTGAATATCCCATATAAAATTTTGATTCCGATAGCATATTGTCCATTTTTATAATTTCTTCCATTCATTAAACATTAATTGAGCTTCTAAACCTTGGTACGTATTCTTTTTAATCAGCTGTACTGGGTCAATTCCATTTATCACTAAATCATTTATATCTTTACATCGCTCAGCTATTTTAGGCCAGATAACTATTTTGTATCTTGACTCTATAGCGCGTTCATATTCTTTAACCACTGCCGCATTTCTTGGTTCATTATCTAATATTAAAGTTAGGGCACTTGGATTTTTATTTATTCCAGCTAAAAACCATTTTGCAGTAGCGGAAAGACTTGCATTAACAGAAGCAATGCAGTTTGGTAAAAATAATGAATCAATTGGTCCTTCAACTAACAGCATACTCTCATTTATGTCAATCGTTTTGTAACCAAACAGCAGAGGCGTCTTTGGGTTGATTTTGACTGTGATGTATTTTTGCTTTGCTCTACCTGAGAGATCTCTACCTTGGTAGGCTCTACCTTGGTAGGCGAAGATATTTCCTGCTCTGTCAAAGAATGGGATAATAATGCGGGGTTCGTCTTTTTCGTTTGATTTGAAATCATCATTGTGTTGGCTTGAAAATTTATAAAATTGCTCGGCAAAATAAAACGGATAGTTCGGTAATTTTCTAGATTCAATATATAATCTAGCAGGATGATTTTCTGGTAAATCCGTGATCAAAGGTAAATCAATAATTGGTTTAGTTATCTTTTTAGGCTTTGGAGGATCTCTAGTCTTAATGATCGGTTCAGTTGAATTTGATCTAAACTTTTCAAACATAAATTCGTTAAAAAGTTGCTGATTATGAATCTTCAAATAGCTAACCAACGTAGTTGACAGTCCACAATTAAAACACATACAGTTTAAATCATGATTCTTTTCATATATCGTAAATCTAGTCTTAGACTGGGTTTTAGCTGAATCTCCGCATATAGGGCAGCGAGCTGCAGCTAAGAACGGAGATTCTTTTTTAACCTTGAATCGTTCTAAAGTACTACCAAGCTGTTTAGCGTACGACACTTGTAAGAAATAATCATCGCTCATTGTAAAATCTCTGGAGCATCAAAAATATAATGATCATATTCTTTTTGATTGAAAAAAGAATCCAACATCAACCTGCGTTTACTTTCTTGATATACTAATGCTGCAAGTGTATGTTCATAATATCTTATATCTCCGTCAGAACATTTAGTAATAGAAGCAAACATGTTTGCATGAAATGGTATAACTCCATGATTGCCGAATGGCTGATACAATGAAGGGATATGCTGAGTAAAAAATCCGCTTAGACTAGTTATCGTGATTAATTCTATCTTAATCGGAAATGAAATATGCATAATGCCAGTAGATTCATTAGAGAGAATTTCTCCCATGATATGCGCATCACTATAAGTTATAAAGTTGAAAAGATCAGCCATTGAATGGAATATTGATAATGTTGAATGAAAATCCAGTTTGAGTGTACGTCTTTAATCTATCGCCAAGATGTCTATAAGTGGTGTTTGCAGTTTTTCCATTAGTAAGATTATCTGCGATGTCGTATAAAGTGCATTTGTCTTTACCTTCCTTTAATCTTAACCCACGTCCGATCGATTGTAAAATTGTTATTGGCGATTTAGTTGGATGAGCGAAAATAATATGCTCAATGGCAGGTAGATTTACTCCTGTAGCGAAATGTAGCGAAACTCGCTACAATAATGTCATTCGTTTCACCTCCTGATATTTTAATTGGTTTCATTTAATTTCTTTCGTCTTGCTTCTATTCTTGCTAAAGTCATTTTCTCAACCCATATAGGATCTTGCCATTTTTCTTTTAATTTATCAGAATTTCCAGTTTTATTTCCAAGAATTTGGTTTTCTTGTTTTATTCTTTCTTTTTCTAATCTTTTAATTTCTTTTTTCTCTTGCTTTATTCTTTCTTTTTCTGGAATGAGTAAATCTCTTTTAGCTTTTCTGTCTGCTAAAATAGCTGCTTTCCAAACTGGATCTTGCCATTTTTCTTTAATTTTTGTAGAATTTGAGCGCTTAATTCCATCTTCTTTTAGTTTGTCATTAGTAGCTTTTCTTGATAGCATAACGTTTTCTCTATATTCTTCAGTCTCCCATAATTTCTTTATAGAATCTCCAGCTAGTTTTCTTTTTTCAGGATCTTTATTTACTATAGTCATAGTTTCTATGAAGATCTTCATAAATTCTTCGTCTTCATATCTTATAGAAGCTGCTGCAACTCTTTTTTCATAATCTGGAGAATCTTTCCATTTCATTGAGTCAGTTCGTTTTATGTATTCTTCTTCAGTTAGAGATGCCCAACTTTCTCTGCTACCAATGCCTATCTTTTCTTTAGTTTTAGTTCCTTCGTCAGTTTTATAATATTCTTTCATGATTTCACAAAATAATTTATTGGCTTCAGTATCTTTAGCTAAGTATTCTTTCATAAATAGAGATCTTTTAGATTTAAATCTTGCAAAAGCCACTGGGTCATTTTTAATTTTAACCCATTGGGCTTTAGCTGCTATAGAAACAGCCTCTCTTTTCCTATCATTGTGTATTTCATCAAACTGCATAAAATTTAAAGTTCTAGTAAATTCTTTAATTGGATACGCTTCAGCTAATAGTAGATGCGCGGTACAATGATCTAAATATAATAAATCTACTTGATACATTTTGTTTGATTTATGCTCTGGAAATTTATTTCTTGGAAATAAATGATGAGACTCAGTTTTATCGCTTTTGGCGCACTTTTTATCTAAACAAAACGAGATATATTCGATTAGTTTTTCATATGAAGATGGTGCGCCTAATCTATTCATGAATTCATCTATGTATTTTTCCATTTTATATTAATGCCAGTAGTTAAAGAGTTATTTAACATTAGTACTGCTTCTAAGTCAACATCATCTTCTAAAGTTATAGTGCATGCTTGTTTAGGAATAGAATTCAATATAGGTATTAATACAGTTTTTTCACAAGTAAGTGTTACGTGCGGAAATTCAATTACTACATCAGATTTGTTAGCATCTCCACGAATCGTTTCTCTTTCTGAACCTTTTACGCCACCATCGATGTAGTGTATATTTCTGTCTACTGATTTTTCAGAAATCATATTGTACAAAGGAATTCCTTGAAAATCTACAAATCTAAACAACACCAAAGTTGTACCTTTGCACTTTAAAGCTAAATTAGTGATGAACTGATTACGCTTAGAGTTTGTAACTATGAATTTTATTTCATCTTCATACTCTATCTTTTTAGTCAGTTTGCATATTTCTTTAGGGTAAGTTAAAACTATAGCTTTAATGTCTAGAGGAACTAGTTGCTTGTTTTCTATAAGTACTGAAGTAGATGCAATATCATAGACCGGCCCAGTGATGCCTTTCATGACTAACATATCGCATTTAGTGTCGTGTATGGTACCGGTACAACCAAGTTTATATTCTACCTCGGTAGCCTTTTCAAATATCCCAGTGATAGTTTTTGCGATTACTTTATGAGCTTCATCAGCTATCATACCACCAAACTGATTCAGCCAACTAGAATTCATTTTATAGATAGACTGAAAAGTAGAAATAGTGATTGGTTTAGATACCTGTTTGTCTACACCTGCAGAAATACAATGTACTGAATTATCTGCAGACCAACCAGTGTGTGCGAAATAATCTGCAAAATCGTTCTTTAGTTGTGTAGTAAGACTAATGGTTGGAACGATGATAAGCACTCGCATACCTACAACTTCTGTAAGATATCTGCAAATCACTCCTAGAATTAATGATTTTCCTGCTCCGGTAGCAGCGACTAAAATTCCGCGTTTGTTTTTAAGTGCAGTATAAATTCCGTTGATTTGATAATCTCTGACCACGATAGGAATCGCCCGAGTAGTGAATCCAAGAGTATCTACATAGCACTTTAATTCTTCAATGGTAATGGGACTATCATCATTCTGAGTGGTATCTACGACAGAATAGCTACGTTCAACACCGAATTGTTTGATTTCGTCTAGTAAACCTAAAGGCATTGTTCTTTTACCTAGATTAAACACTCGAATCTTTCCATCCCATACTCCAGCTTTGTATAGCGGAGCAAACTTAGCTCCCTTTACTTCAAACGTGAATGCTTCAGATAATTCATATGCTATATCAATATCGCATTCTATGTAAAGAAAGCTTTCGTTTAATTTTCTAATAGTTATCATGCGAGAGTATAATAGTCGTTAGTTTTTTCTAAATAAAAATCATCAGCGATCACAGCAACATTGTAAATTTGAAATTTGTTGCTATTTAAATTATTGAACAACAAATCTGTATGTCCGACAAACTCACCTATAAAATAGCACATGTTATTTTCTATAGTGTGAACCATATAGCCGGGTTTGAAGCTGTGGTTGATCCATAACATTAGCTCAATGGCTAGATCTGGATCCATCTGTTTCCATTTTGTTTCAGAAAATCTAATCGCCCCTCTATACATTTATAGTCCTGCCTGAAATTTAGTGTAGTCAATAATTGATTTGAAAAGAAAATATTGATTCGTGACATCTTTCAAAATAGATTCACATGCTGTAGCTAATGTTTCTATATACAAAATTTGTTCTTGAATCAATTGTAGATCAGTATCAGCGTCTAATAGAGTTTCCATCTCTGATTTGAGTGGCTTCTTATATTGATACTGTTTTAAATTTAGAGCGATAAGTTCTTCTTGCCCTAGTTCACCATTGTAATAACGAGTTTTAGTCTGACGCAGCTTTTGGTACTTTAGAGTCAGAGATCTGAGTTTGACTTTATATGTCTGCAGGTGCGTTAGATATTTGGAATGTAATAAAGGATGGCTAGCCATCCTTTCGAGTAATTTTGTTTGATCAAGTTTGCAGTCTACTGACCATTCTTTCATAAGACTATCATTATCTAGCATTTAAACTCCTTCGATATATTTCAATTATATACCGAAGATTTCAAAAGTAAAATTTTTGTTCTACACTCGATTATTGATGTTAAGAGCAATAAATCCTTCGTCTGAAGTGCTATAGTTCTTTGGTTCTAATGTAAAGTACGAAAATTTAAATTCTACAGTGCAGATTGCCGGTTCGACATTGGTATCACGAGTATCAAAATCGATTGCTCCAAGTTCTATCGGAAACATATCTTTAAACGATATGATCCGATTTGGATTAGAAGCATTAGTCATAGTAACCAATTTACCGTCGGACACTAAAAACTTTTCTTCAGAAGTTTTAGGTCTAAATTTAGAACCTATCATTTGCTGATCTATCCAACGATATAATTCTTCATAGTTAGAAAGATTTTCGTCTACAATAAACGTCATTCTAAATGAATCATATTCAGTAGCAGATCCAGGAAAGTATTGCGAGCCCTGCATGTTAGGAGCAACTGGTGCACCAACAGATATAGATGGCAAATTAACTGCTACTGCTCTAAAGACTACATTTGGCAGTCTTATCAGAGTAAAAGTGAATGCATTATTATTTAGACTGTTGTAATCCATCGTATGCTCCAGATTGGAATTCTAATAGCGCAGTCATGACACCAGAATTATAAGGATCAGCGTAATCTTTGATTTTTGGGGGTGCGCCTTTTCTGAGACGATATACTCTGGCTGAAAGCATGAATATAGTCTCATAGATGTTACCCTTAGCTCTGATAGCTTCGATATCTATTTGGTCGAAGCGAGAAAGTGTTTTATGTTTCATGTATTGTTCCTTTGTGCTATTTATTAATCAAGTTTCTTTTTGATAGAATTTATCAACGCTGTGCCTTTTATTCTTATCAAATCTTTAGGAACTTCATGAGACCCAGTAAACTGAACTAGTGTAGTTTTTGTTTCATTTGTATATGAATAAACTGTGTTGGGTCTTTGTTTCATGCCAAGATAGAAGCCTTCTGGAACTATTTCGCCTTCTAGTATAGGCATATTGACTGTGCCATTTGTATAAGTTTTAGATCCTTTTGTTTTTTCGCCGCTAGCAGCTTTTCTTTTGTTTTCCCATTCTACAGATCTTGGTTTTCTGCCCAATTTCCAAGTATCATCTGGTGGTTCATTTGCAAATATTTCATCTACTCCATTCGTGTACAAATTAGTGCCAGTTCTAAATTCAGTTGCAGCTTCTGATCTTTTAGCCCATTGTGCTCTATTTTTATCTGTAGCGTAATACACTAAGTTTAATTTTTTTACGTCTGGATCATTTCTATACAATAATCCATAAAATACACCATCTGGTGTAGCATATCTTACTTTACCTTCTATTTTAGTTCCGTGTTTCTTTCTACCTTAAGATAGTGAGCGTTATGCGATTTAGATGATAAGATTTCTAGTAAGTTCATAAGATAAATTTGAAGAAATAATTTAATTATAACAAATAATATGCTAAAGTAAAATTATTTAATCAAATGCATATTATAGAATGAAATTCTACAGATGAAAAAAGGAACCTATAGGTTCCTTTTTAGTTACTTTTAGTTACCAAATTAATGGTAACTTAATTTCACAGAAGATTTCTTATAGCTAGAATTCTGTAGTATGCATTTGTACGACCAGTTGTGTTAAAGAATGGGTTCTTAGCCATACCATAACGTAGACGATAAGCAAGCACTGGAGACATAGTAGCTGGATCAGTAGTGCGAACGATCTGTAGAGGAATGTATGGGCAATAGAATTGACCAGCATCCCAAGCAGAAGCACCCTTGTAACCAACCATCATGAACTGGCTGTTTGTACCAGCAGTACCAGAATATGGATCGATGAATACTTTCATCTTAGAATTCTTGATAACACCAGCAAAAGTAGCACCTGTATCATCAACATTTAAGCTGTTTTGTAGAGCAGGAGCGTAGTCAAGAGAACCAGCCATAGCTAGAGCAGAAGCAACGTCGCTTGAGCAAACAAGGATGTTACCTTTACCACGACGAGTTTCTTGAGCGATTGCATTGGCTTCACGTTCGATTTGGAACATTAGACCTTTATGACGCTCTGCCAACCAACGACCATCAGAGTCAGTTAATAGATCAAAAATACCAGCGGTAGTAGCACCTTGAGCACCAACCTTAGCACCTTGATAGATAGTCTTTAGAACTTCGCGGTTAACTTCAGCAAGAATTTCAGTTGAAAGGATGTTGCTTAGTTCTGCATCAGCATCAAGACCGTGTAGGTTCTTAACGTCTTGTGCGAATTCAACTGAGTAACCAGCTTTCAATGCACGAGTTTTAGCAGAAACAGTCATCTGTTCGATGGTGAAAGACATTTCACCGAATGCTGGACCAGTTGAACCCAATGTTTCGCCAACACCAGTAACAAGACCTACACCAGGAGCAACGATAGCAGTAGAAGTAGCACCAGTTGGATCTTGATCAGAATAAACGAAATCGTTTGTTGGATCATTAGAATAAACTGCTTGACCAGTACCTGTTGCAGTACCAGGAGAAACACCAGCAGCACCAGAGAATGCTGAATTAGCTTCATTGAAGAGAGCTTCAGCACCATTTTGAGCACCGTAACGTGAACGTAGAGCGAAGATCAAACCTGTAGGCTGACGTAGTGGCTGAACACCGCAGATGTCATAAGCAAGCATTTGTGGTGCTGCACGACGTACCATGGAGATGAGGATCGGGTCATACTTAGATAGACCTGTACCACCTGTTGGATAGTCACCGGTAACGTTACCAGGAGCTGCTTCGTTAACCATCTGGCGAGTTTGAACGATGTCTTGTTCTGTGTTCTCTAGGAGAACAGCAGTTGTTTGACGACGATGTAAATCGGTGATAGGAGCAACGTTAGGAGCATCAAGAACTGGTGCCCATTTTTCCATTAATTGTTCGACTGTAGAAACTGACATTTTTATTTTCCTTAATATTGTGTGGATTATAATACTTATTTAATTAAGTTCAACGCTTTGCACTTGAGGCCAAGTATTGTGCATAACGATTAACAGAGCTATATGTTTCTGTAATAACCGGTGCTGCTTGTACTAGAGTATCTTCAGCAACTTGTTCGACTTCAACTGCGGTTTGAGCTGGTTTAGCAGCTTCTTGCTTTTGAGTGATCTTGCCAAAATTTTCTAATACAATACTTAATTGTTTTTCATATTGTGATTCGTCTTTGAACTTAACTGATTCTGTTAACTGTACAAAGCGATCAAATTCTGTAGCGGCCATTTTTTCTTTAAATGACTCAAGAATTTTTTCAGCTTTTAGTCCGTTGATTTCTTCTTGCAATTGAGCAATAGTATCTTGAACTGCGTTAGCAGACTCTTCTAGTTTTGAGACTTCTTCTAAAGCAATCTCTAGTGCATCTTCAGATTCTTCTGGCAGATCAATATTGTGTTCAGCCAATAGTGACTGAAGACCATCCATGAAACTTTCTGCCAATTTAGTCTTGAAATTAGACTGAATTGCTACTTCATTATCTTTTGCCCATTGCTGAACAACTTCATTCAAAAATCCATCAATATTAGTTTCGATTTCAGCCTTAGCTTCGT